CCTTCTAAAAATCGAACCGGGACCGCCAACGCCTGGGTGAATCCCTGTAGCACCTCTTAAAAGACGTATATCCCTCTGTAAATCCATCTCATCCTCCAGAGTCATCGGAGATCCGTATGGATTTGGTACCGCAGCACCCGTAGAGTAAGCTCGCCAGGCGTCTGAGCCGGGACGCGGCGACTGCGTCACCTGACCCGTAGTGCGATCTAGGACGTAACGTATATCACCTATATCTGTGTATCCGTTCTGCTGGAGTTCCATTTCTTGACCAGCGGAAAGTCCTGAAAATCTACCACCCACCTCTCCAGTGCCCATTGAGGGGCCTCTCCCCCATCCCCTACCCGCGTAATCGGGCATTCGATTAGCTGGGTCATAGGGATTCCCCCCCCGACCACTGCGTATTGAGGGTGCATTACTGATGCCCCGTATCGTGCCCGCTGCGGGCCGTTGCGACATTTGCTGTCCATAGTGACTGCCCCGACCGGGCGACGTTAGTGCAGCCATCATTTGTTCGACTTGTCTGTTGTCTACTGGCATCCTGTCCCCCTATAGGTCTCTCGCCTGTTCGGCCTTATTGATCAAAAACTTAATCGTCCGTTGTATGCCGTCGATGATACCGGCTTGATGCTTGATCTCTTCAAACGTCCCCTGCCGGGTGATGTCGATCAGTTGCCCTATCTCTTTCGCTTCCATCCCTCCGAGGTCCGTCAACATATCCTTCCACACATTGTGAGTGGTGAAGTCGCGCCACTCACGCTTCCGCTTGGGGTCGATCACCGCGTCGGAAACGTCGGCGGGTTAGGGATCGACGCTTGAGGCTGTTGCTCTTGGCTCAAGCCGGGGATGTTGCCATTCGACTGACTGAGCATCTGCGCCATCATGCGGTCCTGACCACCGGGGGCGGGACCACCCTGCTCATTCGGTTGACCGGGCTGACCGGACTGACCCCCCTCCTCCTGACCCATCGCCATCTGCTGTTGCATCTGCGCCTGTAGCTGCTTGGCTTGCATCTGCCGCTGGTGCAGGGCGAAGTGCGCCATGTACCCCTCTTCATTGGGACGGCCCAAGGCACTGTACTCCGACGAGTTCATAAACTCCATCAACTGGCCCAGATGCTCCTGGTCGTTGTCGGAGGGATGGACCGGCGCGGGGGCGTTGATGCCATAGAGGAATTGCGCCATCTCGCCATTCTCTTCGTCCTGACTTCGGGGGTTGGTCTGCGCTATCGCCGCCTTGGGACCGATGTAGGTCTCCGGGTCACGGATGCCGAGACTCCGCAGATAGAACGCTTCGATCTCCCACCGTCGCCCCGGATCTTGGTTGACGAGCGGACTCGCCGCCGCCATCTGCAACATCGCCTGTGCCTGTTGCTGCTGTACCTGAGCGGAGAAACTGCCCTGGTTGGCCCCCAGGCGGAAGTCGTATTCGCCCTGCATCCACAAGGCGTCCCTGTTGAGATCCATCGTCTGCGGCCCCGACTCCCCCTGCAAGCGGAAGACGCGATCCTCCGGCCCATACTGCATCTCAAGGTCGTAGATGAAGCGGCATAGAAACGAGAAACTCTCCGCATCCTGATTGAGGATCTCACTGGTACGCGCCAAGGCTTCTTGCTGGGTGCCGACAAAGCCGGTGGCATGACGGGCGGCCGCCCCCCGCGTGGGCGAGATCCCCAAGAAGAGGTCCGTCACCCCCACCACCCGCTCAACGAGCGTATAGAGCATCTGCTCTTCCTGGTGGTAGAAGGTGGTGACGTTCGACATCGCGGCAAACTGCACGTCCCCGATGTTATCCACGGGGATGCCCTTGAGGGGTTTTAGCTCTACCTCGTCCGGGTCGAAAGCGGCAGAGGCCCGATAAAAGAAGAAAGGCAGGTTGGTGGCGAAGCCCACATCCAACCGCATATTGTGGATGGTGTCGAGTTCGGCCGACAGGTGCTGGACGATCTCCATGATGCCCATCGAATAGAAGCGGGTGGAGACCGTCTGGTAATGCATCTCCAGCAAGGGACGGTGACCCCGGAAGTAGAGGTCCGACAGGCGAAAAGCCCCCAATACCCGCTTGGGGGACCGCGATACGAAGATGACCATCTCCTCGTCATCGCCGGTGTCGGGGTCCGGGTAGGGACCGAAATAGGTCAGTATCTCAAATTCGGGGTTGGGGCGGGCCGATGCTTTATCGTGCGAGTTATGGGACCGGTTGAGACCATCGCTCCCATCCTGTTGGCGGACCCTGCGGTTGTTCTGGCCGGTCCCGGCACTGCTGGACCGATCCTGAGAGGGGGCCGCGTTGATCCAAAAGTCGCGGTCACCCTCTTCGCCCTCGATCTCAACGTAGGCGGAGTCGGCCTTTTTGAAGAGCAACGAGAGGGGTTCCCACTGGCGGACGATGACCCAATCTGCTCCGCCGGGATTGGAGGGGCGGTTGGGCTGGGCATTCATTGCCGAGGTGGGTACGACGAAGTCGTCCCACTCCAGGGGGGTCAGCACCGGACCGTCGTAGAGGACGCCTTCCTCTTCGCGTATCTGCTCCGCATCTACGAGGCGGGCCACGCCCTCCTCATCCTCGACCACCTCCGGCACGATGTCCTTGGTGCGGTACTTATAGGTATCGGCCGCATAGGAGAGCAGCGAGACACTGCACCCGTGGATGAGGCGTATCTTAGACGCCCTGTTCCACAGATTCCTCGCATTCATGCGCTTGGCCTGGAGATCCCACTCTACGAGGTTCGCCGCCTTCTTGAAGACTTCTTGGTCGGCATCCTCCTCCGCCAGCCCACCGACGAGGGGCGTCTGGTTGTAGACGCCGGCCGTAAGGCGCACATTGACTGAATCGACCAACCAGTAGGGCATCTGGACGTGGAGGTCCGCCGACCCCTCCCACGGGCCAGAGCGGGGTTCGGTATTGCCCCGGAACATCTGGTCGTAGAGCTCGTGCTTGCCCTCCCACTCCATCCGGCCCTGTAGGCCGTCGTCGTAGAGGTCACCCACGAGGTCGAGGATCTTGTCCTTCTCCTCTTCAGAGAACCGGATCGGTTCGGGCGTTGCGAATTGAGGTGCTGCCATAGCTAGTGTGTTGCCTCTGGTATGCCTTTTAGACGTGCCATGCCAACCACCTACGGACGCGGTATGTAAGGTTGTCAAGCGCATTTATCTATTTCTGCCCTCCTCTTCTTGAGGAAGGTCACATAGCGATACCACCCCCATAGCATCAACCCAAAGAGGATGCCGACCAACAGCAACAGACCCACGAGACCGTAGAGGACGATCAATAAAGGGGTCACTCATCCCTACTATGACCCCGAAAATGACCCTCTACGGGCCTCTTGACCCCATATTTCTTGCACAACTCCAAGAAGTACTGGCGCGAGTAGCCAAGAGCCTTGGCGGCGGCGGTATTGGTAGGGTACATGCGGCACACCCGCCGCAGCTGGTCCTCCGTTACGCTACTTGGCATCGATCAAGCCCATCGATTGGTAGTGGTCCGCCACCTGTTGCCGTATTGAGGACGGGAGGGTCCACCAGTGCCGCATATCGCCGTTTTTCTCCAGGGCGTCGATGCCATGGTAGAGCCGTTCGAGGCGATGCTGACGCAGAGCACCGGGGTCCAGCCGTATCGCCTCGTCGTGATCGGTCTCCCACTGCTTATGGGTGGCATCGACGGAGGACCAATCCAATTTCTCGTAGAGTTCTCTCAGTGTCATCAGTAGCCCGTGACGGGATGACCCTGCTGGGGCGTTTCTACCGGGCCGTCCTCCTTGGGAGTGCGGGGTCTGGAGTGTTCCAGGCCCGTCACCGCGCACCATAGGGGGCGGCAGAGGGGGAGTAGCCCCTGCCGAACGGCGGTGCGGGTGCGGGCGGTGGGGAAATCGGCGGGGAAGAGCAGCTTGTGGATGGGACGGCCCATAGGACCGTCCCGATCCGTCAACGCCTTGTTGGTGGCGGGGTCCAAGACCTCTGTGGAGAGGAGGAGTTCGAGGTCGCCATGGAGGGTCGCCGCCCCCGGCACCTTCAATTCGGTCAACCCCGCCTTATTGGCCGAATCGACGTAGGTAGGCCACCGCTCCCGGTTGAGGAAGGCGTCTTGAAACTGATACCAGCAGAGTCCTTCATGGCGACGGGCCGCATCGACCAACCCTTCCGGCTGATCCGGCATATAGGCCCTATGACAGAGGTAGCGGTCCTTGAATTCGACGGCCTTGTCGAAGAGTTCGGCGGGGGTGCGCGGTTCGGCCTCATCCAAGACCACGTAGAGCCTAGAAGGTCGCGTCTTCTGGTCCGGGTGCCAGTAGGTGCGTTCCCCCACCACGCAGATAAAAGCCACCTGGTCTTCGATGCCCATACCGAGGGCGGTGCGGGAGAGCTCGTAGCGGAAAATCTCGCCATCCGTCCGGTGTTGCTGGCGGTCCTCCGGTTCCAGGTGGTAGACGACCTCTACCTGGCGGTTGCGGTGCTGGCTCGTCAGGTGGATCATAGGCCGCACATCCCCTCGCACTCCTCCTCAAACTCGTCAAAGAGAGGCAACTGGTTCGGGTCGTAATCGTGGAGGATAGCCTCCTCCAGGGGCTTGAAGCGTCGGTGCAAATAAGCATCGCCCGTCACTCCCGGCAATTTGCCCTTGCGAAGCCGATGGTCGAAATCGACAGCGTCGGCCCAATCGTGCGGCTTATGCTTTTTCATGTGGACCCACGTCGCATTGGAGTGGAAGGGACAGCCGATACAGGAGCTCTTCATGGGGGTGCCGTAGTTGCGCTCTTGCATCCATTTCAGGCAATCCTGGCGGGACATCTGCTGCTCAACGAGCGGGTAGTAGTTGTCGATCCATGGGATACGGCTATCGCGCATCCGCGAGGCCTCATCGATGGAAATGCCAAACCACTGGCGCACCCTTTTTTTAACCCGCTGATGCGGTTTATACCCCAAGTAGCGGCGAATCTCCTTATGGATGGGTTCTATTTTATACTCGCTGGTGCATTTACGCAACAGCTTACCCCCGTCGTCGGGAGCCAAGCCCGTTTCTTTCGCTTCCTGGTCGGCTCGACGCACGTAAAAGGGGGGGTTCGCTACCCGCCCTATTTTTTGCCCTGGAGGACCGACGACCTTCAAGACATCGGCGCGGAGGTTGCCAGCCGTCACCACATGGATCGGAATCGAACTCTGCGCGACACACCATTCGAGTTGCGTGTAGACTTCAGGCGGCTCCCACTGGGTATCGGCAAAGATGGCGAGGTCGGGCGGGTCTCCTAAGAGACCTTCGTTCGCCATGAGGAGGACGCACGTAGACTGAACCCCCGCACCCAAGGCTAAGACATTCAAGTCATAGTCCGTCATTGGTTACGGCACCCCCACTAAAGACCTCGAATGGATCTCCTCGTTGAAGACGGGGTGGTTGAGGTACCCCACGTCGGCCGTTGCCCCCGACAACGCCATGGCTATCGCCACCACGGCGTCTATCTGCCGCGATTGGCGTCGTTTGATGATGCGCCAGCCCCTTTCCGTATTCTGCGCCGACGCCCACGAGAAGTGACTGCGTAGTTCCGAATCCGGATAGAAGAGGAGGGTGCCGTTTTTGATGTGGGCATCCAACGTATTGGCGAACTCGACCATCTCCGTCTGCTGGTTGACCTCGCGCACCAACCGGTCATAGCCCGCATCGGCCAGCCGTTGCGCCTCCGACGCAAACTGGTAGGGATCGTATTGTATCTGAGCCACCCGTTCCTTTTCGAGGAGGTGGATCAGCACCTCGACCACCGTCTTATGGATGTTGACGGGCGGCTTGAATATCTTGCAGCCCCACAGGTGATACTGGTTCCGAAAGGGATGCTTGTAGACGGCCGCGACGGCCGAGGTGTCCCGCTTGGTGGCGATATCGACGCCGATGTGGAGGATGGGGTCTTCGATGAGCATTTAGCGTTCCACTTTCACGATTGGCCCATCGCGGCGAGGGGGTGGAAGAGCTCAATTTGCGTTTCGGTAGGTGGACAAGCATCCGGCATCGCTTCTGGGGCCAATTGCAGAACCCACAAATTCCGTACTATGGTATATCCAACGTGCTTGAACCCGACCTTGCGGTAACATCGGCCAAAATCGCGTTTCTTGCGGACTTTCTTCGTATCTATGAAGGTCACCATGCCTTGTTCGGGCGGATCGGGCCACTTCCAGCGCGTTGCCGCTACCGCTTGACGTATGAGTGTGGACGATAAGATCGACCCTTCGTTGCGAAAAAGAGTGTTGATCCATGCCCCCTTCCACTTATGTTTAGTGTATTCGGGTAGCGGCCAAGACGAAGTCCAAAGAGCATCATTTTTTTGGGTCAATAGCACCAGACACTTTCCAGGTGGCACAAACTGCGGTGTGCCGATCTTCTGCCGACTGTAATGCCGGTCTGCGATGCCACACGCCACTTTGTCACCCCGATGACTAATCCGCCATTCCATCTCGCGGGTCTTCACGATTGGCCCATCGCGGCGAGGGGGTGGAGGTCTTCCTGGGGCACGAAGAAAGCGGGACGGGGCCTATCGGCCCGCCAGAACCGCTGGTCCTTACCCTCAAAGCATTGTATCCACCCCCGCAACTCGTAGTTGGGGGCCGTGCCGGTGACGAGGATGAAGAGGTCTTCGTCCGGGTCTTCCTTGTGGAGGATCAACGATCCATCATCACGAGGGGTGGAGCGCACTTGATGCACCCCCACATCCTTGGCCTTAAGATGCCCTATCGCCCCGTTCCAGTAGGTGTTGAGGGCTTTCGCTACCGCCGCCTCTGCACAAGATCCCTCAATATGGATCGACCACTCCTGGCCGGGTTCAGCACCAAAGCGATTGCGCTTCCGGTCGCGGAGGTTGGTGCATTGCCGCATGAGGCCCACCGACGCGGCCAGGTAGAGTTCGGAGGGGGTGAGTTTGACTTTCATCGGTGCCGTATCCTCCGCCCCCGGAGACTCATCTCCCGCGCCAGAAGTCCGTAGTCGGGATGGTGGAGCAGGTGAGCGAGCTCGACGCGTTCGAGGTGCCTATCGTGCCACCCTACCGTCCCATGGTCGGTGGCGTTGACCAACGAGAGGGGGTAGTCATGCTGCTGGAAGTGGAGGAGCCCCTCGAAGCCCGGCAAGACCATCCATACGCTGGCCTTAACCACCGGGTTGGGACTCGCCACAAAGGGATAGCGGGGCTTCGACTCGACGCGGATCATCTGCTCCGGTATCGCCGCCCCGAAACTGTCGGTGCCCCGGACAATATAGTAGGCCCCCACCTCAATATGAGCCGTCTTCTCTGGCCCGAACCGGGCTACTTGCACCGACGTTGTCATGGGCCACCGTCATCCAGATAGCCGATACAGTCCGCTACCATAGCGATCCGCTCCCCTATCCACCGCATCACCGGCACCGCCATACTATTCCCAATAGCTTTATAGCGCGGCCCATCGGGGCAGTCCTCGGCGGGTTTGTTG